GATTCGGAATGCAGCCTCCTCAATTCGGCGGTGGCTTTGGCATGCAGCAGCCTGGGTTCGGTGGAGGCTTTGGTATGCAGCAGCCTGGCTTTGGTATGGGCATGGGTGGGTTTCCCTCACAACGATTCCCCGGCCTTCAGGTTAGTGGTCCTTCCCCGTTTCAGTTTGGGCAACCCCCGCAGTTTGGCGGAGGATTTGGAGGCGGATTCGGCATGCAACCTCCCCGGTTTGGCGGCGGGTTTGGGATGCAACAGCAGCCTCCGAATCAACCAGAGCCTATGCCTGGACTAGTGGGCATTAATTATACTCCCCGAGGCGGGCAGCTGGGCGAAGGGGCTTATACTCCCCGAGGCGGGTCCGGAATGTCGCAGCCGCAACCGCAGCCTTATACGCCCGTAAATAACCGTGAAATCGTAAATAACCGTGAAATGGGCATAGGTGCACCTGTAAGGCGGGGAGGTTTCCCTCAGCCTATGCCTCCTGATCCAGGAGGTAGACTCGGCACGTTGGGTGGTTCGGGTCGCGGAGAGTTCCCTCTTGGCACTGCAGGTCCGCGTGTTGACCCCAGTGACCCAAATTATATTCCTGAAAGCCCACGTGAGGATTACATTCTTTTCAATCCTTTTGGTGATGATCAAGACATGACGGGCAAAGGAATAGCAGATGGGCAGATGGAATTTAGAGGCGGCCAGATGGGCAACCCCGGCTTAGCGGACAACATGGGACTGATGCGTAGGCAACAAGATAGGTTGCGGCAGATGCAAAATCAGCTGCGAGGCCCACAGACGCAAGGCCCAGCAAGTTTAATGCAACAAGGGTTGTATGGTGATTTGAGAGCACAACTGCAACAAATAGATGCAAGGCCTCCCAGGCCAAGAGCGATAACTGGCCGAGAACAATTGATGCGTAGGCGAAGTCCTGTATACCAAGCCCCGCCCCCTCTGGTGACCCTACAAAATAATTATCAATGACTGTTAGACCACCAATGCTAAGTGATCTAGAGATAGAGATACTTAGGCGAGCTCAAGCAGGTATGGAGCGTCCTAGACCGCCTATAACTGTTGGGCCTGTTAGACCGTCAGGCCCAGTGATCCCCTTTGCTGGTGCTGGGGAACCCTCCGCTCCTGCGCCTCAAACGCAGTTTGGTGGATACGGCGCGACAATGCCGACAACCCCGCTGATGCAATATGCTGGCTTGAACCCCACAAAGGAGAGGGCACCACAGCCTGATCCGATTGTGCTGCCTCCACCGCCTATGGCAGGACCAGCACCTGCGCCTGAACCAGCGCCAACACCTGCACCAACGCCTCCACCGCCACCTGTTGTTTCTGACCCAGGTGGTGGGTCTACGTCTGGGCCAACAGCGCCAGGCAGTGATTACCAAGCAGGGTTGAAATACACAGATAGTGAAGGGCCAACGGGTTATTACCCAGGGCCAACACCAGATCGACCTAAACCGCCGCCTGCCCCTGTAATACCCGACAACGCGAGCGACTATGGGAAAGATGTGTTGGAGCGTGCTGCAGACAGCAATTTGCCACCAGAGGTGGTTGTGGCAATGGATCAACAAAAAGAAAATCCCAACGCAAAGATTGATATAAATATAGGCACATTTGACCCTACCTCATCGAAAGAAGATTTAAGGTTATCTTCTGCTCCGGCAAAAGAAAAAAAAGATCAATCGAAGTCTGACAAAGACATGTTGCCTAAAGGGGTAACGTCTGGAGGGAAATACTACAACGATCCTATAACGGGCAATCGTATGTATCAGCCCCCTATGCCGAAACGCCGCCCTGGCACAATGGGCGCTCAAGTAATGCCCGCGCCTATTGATTTGACGACGGGGAAGCCTAAAGAATCTCCATTTGGGGGCATGCTACCACCCGCGAAGCCTACTCCTCCGAAGAAGACTCCTCCGAAGAAGACTCCTCCGAAGAAGACGCCTCCGAAAAGACCTACTCCTCCAAGGAAGGCTCCTCCCAAGCCTGTGAGTGGAGATAGGCGTAAAGGGTCTGGTAGAAATAGACCTGTGCGTGGAGGACCTGTGACTAAAGGGCCAAGGCGTAGCAAACCAGTTCCGCCTAAGAAGACTCCTCCCAAGAGAACTCCTCCTAAAAAGCCTTCTCCTCCTAGAAGACCGCCATCTAGTATTTTTGACAGACTGCCTAGTTCTGGGCCTACAGGGTATTCTGTATAGCCTATGGACTCAGTCGCTCTCGCGTCTTATATCTATAAAAAATTAAATCAATATGAGGAAGGTCATGTTGATTATGTAACCTCTGGCAATATAAAAAACATGGAGGACTACAAGTTTGTCATGGGCGAATTATCAATGCTTCGCGCCCTACGACAGGATTTGAAGGAAGCGTTGCATATACAAGGAGATGACATCGATGAGTGAGCCACAATTGGACACCGTCGCAAAACCATCCGTAATGGATGCATACATTAGCGAAGAAGAACGGGTCTTGGACCCCACCGTGTTAGATAAATCTTTAATTGAGCGAATGCCTGACCCGTCTGGGTGGAGACTTTTGGTCTTACCATACAAGGGTAGAGGCGTTACAGATGGTGGCATACACCTTCTTGATTCCACTATGGATAAAGAAAACTTAGCCACATCAGTATGTTACGTGTTAAAAGTTGGGCCTTTAGCTTACCAAGACGATGCAAAGTTTGGTGGCCAACCATGGTGTAAGAAAGGCGACTGGGTACTGATTGGAAGGTACGCAGGGGCTCGATTTGCATTAGAAGACGATCACGAAGTCAGAATTATCAATGACGATGAAGTGATTGGCGTAATACTCAATCCAGACGATATCAAATCTGCATAGGTGACCCATGGCTGAAGAAACATTGACTGAGGCATTAGCTAATCTTAATGATGAAAACATTGAGAAAGCATCATTGCCAGAACACAGAAGAGTTGAAGAAGAAGTATCTGAGGATGTTGCAATCATTGATCTTGATGATAGTGACATTGAAGATGTTGATCCGATTACAGAGGACGTTGTTCAAGAAGACTTTGAACCCAAACCTGTACCAGAAGATGAGGAAGTATCTGAGGTAGAGAGAAGGACAAGGACAAGTCAGGACAGGATCAATAAAGCAGTTGCTCAAGCAAAAGAGTTTCAACGAAGAGAGTTACAAGCTCTTCAGTATGTAAAAGAACTGCATGACCAAAACCAACAGCTATCTAGCCAGCTGCTTGAATCTCAGACATCTTCCTCTCATGAAAATATTAGGATTCAAGAAGGCTACAAAAACGAGTTTGAAAATCGAGTAGATACTCAAGCTCAAGCCGCAAAGCATGCATTAAAAGTCGCTTATGAGTCAGGCGATGCAGAGAAGATGGCAGATGCCCAGCAATTACTTGCACAGGCAGAAGCTGATCGATCATCTCTGAATAAATACAAGCAGGACCTTGAAGACTACAAGGTTCAATATAAAGCTTGGGAAGAAAGCCAGCAGGCTAATCAAGATGCTATTGCTGAACAACAACAGCAATATGTTCAGCCAGAGACCCAGTACGAGCAGCCTGTTTACCAACAACCCTCTGAAAAAGCCCAGAGGTGGGCAGAGGAGAACGATTGGTTTGGTTCAGATGTTGAAATGACTGATGAAGTAATGAAGGTCCATGAGAGTTTAGCTTATGACCGTAGGATTGACTTAGAATCAGATGAATACTATTCTGAGCTTAACAGACAGATGAGGCAAAAATTTCCTCATAAGTTTGGCATCGTGGGAGACGAAAACGCCGTCCAAAAAGTAGTCTCTGGATCACGCACAACAGGAACCGGACGCAATCAAAATAATCGTAGGATTGAATTAAGCCCTACTGAACAGCAGCTTGCTAGAAGGCTTGGGGTTCCATTCAAGGAATACGCGAAACAAAAAATGAGGTTACAGAGATCATGAACGAAGAAACAGGAAAGGGTTCTAACAGAACACCTAGAAATGCTTCTTCACGGTCCTCACAGGCCGCAAGAAAACCATGGACTCCCCCTCAAATTCTGGAAACGCCGCCTGCTCCTCCTGGCGTAAAATACAGGTGGATCAGAACGCATATACGCGGAGAGGACGATAAGACCAACGTCCACATGAGGTTTAGAGAAGGCTTTGAGCCTGTTAAACCTTCAGAAGTTGCAGGATATGACTTGCCTACCATTGATGATGGTAAGCATGCCGGTACTGTGGGTGTTGGTGGTTTGATTCTTTGCAAAATTCCAGAAGAAACAGCTAATGAGCGTAATGCTCATTTTGAGCGTCAAACCGAAAATCAAATGCGAGCAGTTGATAACGATTTGATGCGCGAGGAAAATCCTGCAATGCCGATGACGAGAGAGAGGAAAACTCAAGTCTCGTTTGGTAAAGGCAGGGCTTAATCTTTTGATTGTGTTTTAAGGAGGTTCAACGATGGCTAATAAAGATGCCGCGTTCGGCATGAGTCCTTCCAGAATGATAGGCGGTGGCGTCTATACTGGTGGACAAAGTCGATACAGAATCGCCGCGAATTATGGGACCAGTATCTTTCAGGGAGATATGGTTGCACAGGTTACTGGCGGTGGCGTAGAAGTACACGCCGATGGTGGCACTGTTCCAATCGTTGGCGTATTTAATGGTTGTATGTACACAGATCCCACGACAAGTGAGCAAAAGTTCAGCAACTACTATCCTGCAAGTACAAATGCTTCAGACATCATTGCTTTTGTAATTGATGATCCGAATGTTGTATTTGAGATTCAGGCAGACGATACCTTCCCGGTAGCGGACCTGTTTGGAAACTTCGATATTGTGTATACGTCTTCTGGAAGCACTGTCACGGGTATATCCGGTGCAGAGCTTGACGTTGCAACAGGCGCAACTACTACTTCTTTGCCGCTGAAAGCGATTGATATCTCAGGTGACCCTGAGAACTCAGACGTTGCTACAGCGAACACGAACGTATTAGTTGTAATCCAAAACCACATATTTGGCGTTAAAGGCGCTGGATTAGCTTAGGAGCATAACTAATGGCTATTTCAAGAGCACAGTTAGCCAAAGAGCTAGAGCCAGGTCTCAACGCTTTATTTGGTATGGAGTATGCGCGTTACGAAAACGAGCATGCTGAAATCTTTGAAACAGAAGCTTCAGATCGAGCATTTGAAGAAGAAGTCCTGATTGTTGGATTCGGCAATGCTGAAACCAAATCTGAAGGTCAATCTGTTAATTACGATAACGCAAGTGAAGGTTTCACTGCGCGTTATACGCATGAAACAATTGCCTTGGGCTTTGCGCTCACTGAGGAAGCTGTTGAAGATAACCTCTACGACCGCCTTGGCGCTCGTTATACGAAGGCTCTGGCCCGCAGTATGGCGCACACCAAGCAGGTTAAAGCTGCAAATGTATTGAACAATGCATTTAGCTCAAGCTTTACCGGCGGTGATGGTGTTTCTTTGATTAATACTTCTCACCCTTTAGCGGGTGGCGGTACGCTGGCTAATCGTCAAACGACGATGGCTGACCTCAATGAAACGTCTTTGGAAAATGCATTAATCAGCATTAGCACTTTTGTTGATGATCGAAACATGATCTTGGCTCTGCAAGGAACCAAGCTTATTGTTCCGCCTCAGCTTCAGTTCATTGCTGATAGGCTCTTAGAGTCTCCCGGTCGGGTCGGCACGTCTGATAACGACATCAACGCAGTAAGGAATATGGGTCTGTTGCCGCAAGGTTATTCAGTCAACCACTTCCTGACTGACACCGATGCGTTCTTCATTCTGACTGACGTTCCAGATGGGTTTAAGCATTTTGAACGAACCCCGATTTCAACCTCTATGGAGGGAGATTTCGATACAGGTAACGTGCGTTATAAGGCTAGAGAGCGATACAGCTTTGGCTTTAGCAACCCACGTTGTGTATTCGGTTCGCAAGGAGCTTAATTGTTCCACGTGAAACCGTAAGATTGGGGGCACCTTGTTGCCCCCTTTCTTTTTGTGCGGTATAAATAATTTATTCCTGACTGTCGCATACCGCGACAGACCCTAGCCAAGACAGGAGACAGCTATGGCTAATTCTACATTTACGGGTCCTATCCGTTCAGAGTCTACTTTTAAGACAATCAGTAAAAGTTCTACGACTGGCACAATTACTGAAGTTACAACACTGGGCGATGGCCCTGTTAGCTTGTCTGACGGAAACGTAACTCTAACTAACGCAACGCACAGTGGCAGGATCTTGCTTGTCCCAGATGGGGGCCAAGACAACACTTATACACTGCCATCACCTATTGCTGGTTCTATTTTCAGGTTTGTCTACGCTGGCGGTGCCGCTGATGCGACAGATGCGCTTGTCGTTACCCCTGGTAATAGTAACTTTTACATTGGCGGCGTGACGTTCCTAGACACGGACGGCAACGAAGTTAGTAGCGTTTTCTCTGATGGCGACTCTAATAGCAGTATTCAGTTTAATGTACCTGCTGGTTTTGATGTCACCATTGTTGGTCTGAACACAACGAATTATCAGATCTTTGGAAATGTTACGAGTACCACTGCTCCAGCTTTTGCTGATCAGTAATAAATTGATTAGCTTTGACAGAAGGGCGGTTTCGCCCTTCTTGCTTAGGAGAAAAATATGGCTGACACAGTAACTTCTCAAACCATTCAAGATGGCGAAAAGAAGGCTATTCTAAAGTTTACAAACATCAGTGATGGCACAG